ATACTGAGATAACTGTTGCAAGGTTATGTTCTCGTAGTAGCGTAGCTTTAAGATATCCTGCTCTTCCTTACTTAACTTCTCATAACTCTTCTTAATATCTATCAGCATTGCCAGCAGGTTGCCACCTTCAGCCGGTGCTCCAGGCTTGCGTGGCTGTCCATCGTTAATCATTACTTGACTCTGCTCCAAAGCAGTATCCTTGATTACACTCTTGATTACAAATGGCAGGAGTTGAGCGATAGTTACCGTGTCATAATAAGCCTCATCGTTGATACGATAGCCAGACTTGACTGCCTTCTCCTTGCGAGAGTATCTCTCTAAAGCTCTGCGTATCTGCCAAGCAACCTTCTTCTCATTCCACTTGCGAATCAGATCGTTCTCTTCGCTAAGTAATTCATTGAACTGCTCTGCCCTAGATAGGGTAAATGCCCAAGCCTCTTGCGTTAAATCACCTCTCTCCACCCATTGACGATACCGGCGGTAGATAGTTAGAACTACGCTAGGTATGATGTCTTCTAAAGATGGGTGAAGTTGGTTAGTCATTAGGCAGTTCTTATTCTTTGTTGAGCAATCTCATAATATTCAGAGTCTATTTCAATGCCTATAAAATTACGATTCAATAATTTGCAGGCTAATCCTGTTGTGCCTGAACCCATAAATGGATCTACTATTGTGTAATCAGGTGGCAGAATACCAACAATTCTTTTCATAACCTCTAAAGGCATTTGACAAGGATGTTTTGTTTTTTCTTTTGATACATTTTTTATTTGGTTAATCTCCCACCAGTCATAGAGCCTTGCTGTTTTACCATCAGCAATTCTTTGCACAATTCTTTTGTCTGTTAGATTTTTATATGGCTGTCCATATTGCCTAAAGTCTGGTTTGATACCAAAAAATGCTATATCCCTATGTTGTTTTGCTGTGTTGGAGTTATACACCCAACTAACAACTTTATCAGGAAACTCGCCAACTTGAAATGCTATCTTATATATCTCTTCTGGATAATGTATAACAACAAACGAAGAGTATTGGAATATAGAAGCAAGCATTTCATAGTATTCCTGTGAATCCATATTATCTTTGTAATTGTTATAGTGATACCCAATATTAAAAGGCGGATCAGTAACAATCACAAACTTTTTTTGTTTTACATTTATCTTAGGTAATTCCTCTGAACAGTCACCTAAAATTAGTTCACTTTTAATATCAGTCATTGGGCAGTTCAGGCCACTTTTTATCTAGCACCATAATTGCAATGGCGCTGTAGTTCATCAAATCAACAAAAGAATCTCGTAATGATTCATTACTAGGCGCTACATTATTATCAAGAAGGTTATTTATCCTAGCTACCTTGTCCCATATCCTTACGCGTAATCCATTCAACGCACCACCTGGGCTATGTGCCACGTTCAGGGGTCCATAATCCTTATGCTTGCGAAGCAGAAGTCCACCAGCGGTGTCATAGACTCGCCACATAGCCTCTATAAATTCTTCACTTACTTTCGTATGGGCTGTGGCTTGCAGGTTATCGTTCCATTCTTGTAATCTATCGAGACTATTATCATCCCCATATCCATCAATAATCTGGCTGCCTCTTGGAGATCTTTTTTCTTGCTCATTCATCGTACTCCCCCTACTAGGTTGGTTAGTTCTTCTCTACCATTAGCCAGGTAAAAGTCCGTAATGTCCATACCTGGTGGTAATTGTACTATTTGTGAATTTATTACCTCACTTGCGACACGCCGAGAGAACTCTGCTCCTGGATTAGTCTCTTTATCTTCTCTCTCATCATTATCACCGATGATATAAACCATATCAAAACCATTAAATAACTTTGGATAGTAAGGTTTCCAAGCAGCTACACCTGGTACACCTACTGCTGGGATACCTGCTTCATTCATAATTATGCAATCAAACTCACCTTCACATATAACTATCCGGTAACTGTCATAGGTGACTGCATTGACGTTATACAGATGGGTCTTCTGACCAACCGGTGCGCTATACTTAGGCTTCAAATCATCTAATCTACGGAACTTAAAGCCAACGCAGATATCCAAAGCTGTAAAGTATGGAATAGATATCCACCCTGTATAACCTTGATGACCTTCTATCGCATCGGTGATAGTGCCGAGTCGATACTTTGCAGCGGTGAGTTCAGATATTCCACGTCCGTCTAGATAAGCGAGCGCCTCTTCGCTTATTTCTTGACTGTAATGATCCGCCGCCTCTTGTAACGATTTCGTTTGCATATTCGAGAGCATCCTTGAAACTCATCTCCTCCTTGACCATAACTACGTCTACTGCTGAGCCACCCTTACCGCAGGTAAAGCAGTAATATAAATTATTCTCTGTATCTATAGCAGCGCTACGTCTAGTGTCATCGTGCATACAACAACGAACAGATATGTTCTTGCCGTACTTTACTTCACCAGCGTAGTGCTTAACTATTAAATCTATGGGGATTGCAGTCGCATCAGAGTTGGCTTTTCCCCGCGTCTTACGACCCACCCTGCTCCAACCTTGTGTTGACACGGGCAATCTCCTTTGCAGTATCCGTGTAACTCTTCTGCCTTATCGTAACTGCCTCTGGCGTTGAAGTCTCCGCCTATCTGACAGTTAACGCATATCATTCCTTAACTTCTTCCACCTCGGCATCGGGGCCGAGAAGAAATTCATCGTACATAGAGTTATCACCGGTGTCATAGATATCTTGCGCTAGTAGGCAAGCCTCATCCTCGGTGAGCGCCTTTACTTGCACAACAACTCGACGTTTCATTATCAGTTCAACTCTGTATTTCTTTTTGCCATCATTCTTTCCATCTTTGGCAACCCAAATTTTACTACTCGTTATGTCACCTTGTGGTGTTGGCATTTTAGTCACTACTACCTTTCCCCATCTCTGGGATTGTGTTAGATATTTCTTTCTCCAAGTTGTTCTCTTCTGCCGTTTTAGTGGCTTTAGCACTAAACCCATCTACCCACTCCTCTAATGGCTGTACTACCCAAGCCTGTTCTATGCTTGCATTGCGTCTCTTTACTATGACAAAGGCCGGAGGTGCAACCACTTGTCCTCTAGCCTTCGCATAGTTGGCTGCCTCAGTCTGGGCTTCTGCCCAAAACTGAGGAAGATTGGTTGACTTACGATTCTTACACTCCAAAATATAGGTCTGACCTGCGATTATGGTAACGACATCGCCCTCATCTTTGGCACCTGCCTTAGCAAGTCTTTCAGCAAAGTGTCCTAGTTTGCGTAGATATTTCACAATATCCATCTCAAACTTGCGTCCCTTAGCCTTGTTATATGAACTCATATCACCACCTGGTTAGAACGAAGAATCATTCTTCCGTGTGCATTACTGTCGCTTATCTGGCAAGAACCATAGTTTGTGAACAAACTAATATAGTCCCTGCCATCGGCAGTATGCTTACCAAATCTATTCTTAACTGCTGCAACCCGAAGCACATTACTCCAAGGATCAAAGCCAAGAGTAAGTATCAGCGCTGGTAGTTGTGAGACTTTACCGTGAATGGCTCGCCTAGCTGGTGGCTCTGTTGTAGGACCATACTCACTCTGCTCTGATACGTGATGTAGCACCATCACACAGGCTTCGGTTTTCCTAGCCATATCGTGAAGCTCTACCATAATTGCTCGAAGTCCTGCCCATTCGTTATCTGTTTCAGCAACGACATTCATCAGGTTATCTATCACAATTAACTTAGGACTAATTCCATAGAGTTCAACGTATGCCTTGACTTCATCTTCAATGTCATCAAGTGATGGACTTGAATCAAAGACCCATTCAATGTGGCTCATCTGCTCTAAGTAACTGCTGTAATAGTCGGACTTGTTCCTGATGTTATTCTCAACTGTCACCTGTGCGTGACCTGAGATATGAGATGCAGCTCGGATCATTACCGTTGCTGTATCTGTATCAGCCGAGAAGAAAAGCGTAGGTATCTGCGCTCTGATGGCATAGACCAAAGCAAACATAGACTTACCAGCGTTAGGTGCGGCAGCTATCATACAAACCTGACCTCGCCGGAAAGATATATCTTTAGTCTTTAGGTCCTGCCAAACTAAAGGCAACGGTTCAGCATTGCTATGCGAACTGCGCCAAGCTCGGTTTAGCCTAAGCACTATTCTCCCTCGGTAGAATTATGTTACGTTTTTTACGAATCTTCTCTCTCTCTACTGCGGTAAGTCCACCCCACACTCCGTGTCGTTCGTAGTTAATACCCCATTCAGCGCATTCAAGTCGGTGTACACACTCTTTACATATCTGCACTGCTTTGCGAACGATAGTTGTGTCACCACCTTGGTCGGGGAACCAAAGTTCTCCACCAACTTGAGCACATAGCGGAGCCTCGTAATCACGTGGCTCACGCATAGTGTTATGCCCAAATAGTAGCTACTTGCATTTCCTTTGGAACTTTAGCGCCAGCCCATTTAGGACCAGCAGCAGGATCGAACCAACCCTTGTATGGTTTGCCGGTTTCTTTAGCTCTACCGTGCTTTAGAACCATCTTCCCACGAGAGCATTCTGGCGCACTAGTAATGTTGTATATCCAAGTGTTGCCATATTTATCAGTAACTGTTTCTTCCCCGCCAGTAGATGCCACTACTGGGGTGTTAACTGATACGGGCGCAGCAGTTCTAACGCCTGCGAAAGATTGGCTAACGCTTCCAATGAGGGCAGAAAAGTCCTGCGCTGCTGTTAGCAACGCCTCTAGTTCTTCCTTGTTAGCAGCGTATAGATTGATAAGTGTTCCATCGGGTGACTTGAAGTTCACTTGGAACTTAGTTGATTCGGGTGCAGCCATTTACTTTCCTCCAGTTTGTTTGATTGAGAGCCTTGCGCTCTCCTTACCTTGCTTAGTCGGCACGAAGCCAAGTGCTTTCTCCACCGCTTCCTTGTCGACTGTGTTACTTTGGATAGAGGTCCATTTGATCTCTATGCCAGTGTTTGTAACTCCAGTTATTCCAAACAAGTTATCACGTAACTCGTTCCTCTTTGTTTCTAAATTCTTTATCTCTTCGTCTATCTGCAAGTAATGCAGCGCATTCTCGCTTGCTTCTTCGTCTTCTAAAACTGGCAATTCAGTCTTGATACGTTCTTTTTTTAGACCAACGCATCCTATCTCGCCTGATGCGTCATAGAATTTGCAATAGAGTTTACAATATGACTCATCGCGCTCCGGCGCTGGTGCCTCAACTGAGACCTTGATGGCCTCTAACCAACTCAAGGCTTGTAGTGCTACAGATTCATCGTATGGTTCAGAATGGATTTTGATATCTCGTTCGTCACCATCTCTTGGTATGGCTACCAGATTGACAGTTCGGGGCTTCCCCTTACCCGCCTTATCAATTAGGTAGCCATAGACCTGTACTTGCCAGCGCTGCTGTTGACTCGGAAAGAATGAAAGGTTTTTTGCCTTGACGGTTTTCCAGTCAATTACATCACCGGTTTCAGGCACAAACGCATCTACGTGCGCCTTCATACCGTTGTATTCCACAGTCTGTTCAAGCACTATTGAGTTGTTGCCAGCCAAGGCCAATTCAATGGCTGAATGTATAGCCGTTCCCATTATGGCAGCGAGCTTTAACTCACCACCGTTGGTCGTTGGCTGGTTGTGTAGTCGATACCAAACCTTGCGGCGACAACCACCTAGTTCTGATGGACCGATCTCTGCTTGGTTGCTTCGACCTCGCTGATTTTCTTTCTCGTGAAGAGTTTTAATCAGCAATTCTTTTATATCCATTTGTGCCACCTCGTAATTGTAATGTTAAAGAATAGCAGGTTCAACTGACATACCGATGCCTGATGGATATTAGTCGGTACTTCGTAGATTCTGTAATAATCAAATCCAAAAGCAAAGTTAGTTAAATGATGACGGTTTATATGAACCGTTAACCACTTGAAATCTTTATACATTAGTACTCCCTCCGTTGAGTCACCAACTGTAAAGGCAGAGCGGTATTGACATCAAGCACCGAAGCAATCTCTACGGCACGTTGGGCGTGTCGCTCAGGCTTACTGCTAAGTAGATTATCACTGAGGCCAGCAAGATAACCAAGGCCGAAAGAACCACCCGACCCCAGACCGTAGATACCTCGGTCACTTTTGATAAACGAGAGGTCAACCGCAATGTGGAATAGGTTGCCATTAAACGCAACAAGGTAGTCGAACCCTGCTTCTTTGTCTTTCGTAGCTTCATAAGGATCATATCCATTCTCTTTGAATGCCGCGAGTATGGACGGCATTACTTTCTTTCCCATCCATTGGATAGGGTCTGCACCTTTATAGGTCGGCGGAGTCCAGTTATACGAAAGGATATCGCCAGGTCTAGAGTCGCCCGTGATACCCAGCAAGTATCTACCAACGGAGATTATCTTCGGAGTCTTAGTTGATATAGTCCGTAAGTTATCTTCAGTTATCTGAGAATCAGCAACTAAGATACAGCGGTCATCTAGTTCAATACCAACAAGGGTTGTCATAAGATAGAAAACTTTATCCTTTCCTTCGGCGTGTCGCGCCAGCGACACTCTCATAAATCTCTACAATATGAGCGATAGCGAATCAACTATAGGCGCCAGATATCGGCGGCGCCCATTACAGTAGGCGGCGCGAAGCGCCGAGGCGACCGACATCAGGAGGGAGCCGTCCTTCTATGCTCCGTCTACTCCGGCTGCTATTAAATAATACAGCACTGCCACCGGTTAGAGCTGCAGACTTACGTTCTATTGGTCCAACCCACGCCTGTAGTTGTGGTTGTACAGTCTTTAGTACCTATGTCCAATTCGAGGACTATGAGATAGTTTGGTATACCCTTGATGTTCAATGTGCCAACTGTGGCAACCTACTCAAAGCTCCTTGCCCTATAGATAAACCACAGCAAATTTAGGCAACAAAAAAGAACCCCCGCCATTTCTGACGGGGGTTTTCTTGCTCGCAGCCTGCTCTAAACTATTTCTTGCCGCGTCCAAACTCTGATGCGGATGGGTCTATCCATTTAAGGACTGGACCAAGGAATCCTGCAAGAGCTGCAGTTCCTAGTACCTTCAGATCGGTTTCGCCAGCAAGGTATAGTGCGATGGCAGCGGCTGCTGCTGCACGGAACCAGGTAAGCGATACTTGCTTTAGTGTTTCCATTTAGATTGCCTTTCGTTTAATTGATATTTCCAAGGTGTAAACTTTGCAGGGACATAGCACCACTGCAGGAGCAGGTTCAACAGGCTCGGAAATTTTTTTCTTTGCTTGAGGCTGTAGTTTAGCCAGGACTTGATTGATTACCTTTGGCTGGTTTAGCCACCAGAACCAAGGGCTAGTATCGCCACTCTTATCAGGATAGATATTGATATGTAGATGCTTAGTATGAGGGTTACTACCGCTATAAGGCCGATTGCCAGACTTAGACTTAGCCCTAGACCAAATCTTTTTATTGAAGATGAGATACTCAACGCGCTCATCCTCCTTTAACTTCTCGAAGATTTCCTCGCAGTCAACACCCGCAACAGGATCGTGAGTCAAGTCCACAGCAAGACCGGTGTTGTGGTCTGAGTTGGGGTTCTGCTTGACGTGTGCCGATGAAGGCAACAACCCGTCTGACAATTTCTTGCGCTTCGGAAACAATGCTGTCGCTTGGCGTAGAACAGCAATAGCTGCAGGACTGGCTTTTTTTGCCAACGGCTTCATCCATTATCTTCTTTCCTAGTCACTATCTCGTAATGGAAGGCATTGGAATCCTCCGTGCTCCACTTCTTCTTATCTTCAACATCCCATTTATATTCGTTAATAATCCTATGTATGATTGGATTGCCATACTTGACAGTATAAGATGGCTCAAATACAAAGATTCTATTGTTAGGCTGGATAGCATAATTGCCATCATCTCGCTCTATTACGTGACCACACTTATGCTCATCAGGTGTCTCAGAGTATCCATCATCTAGCCTGTTACTATCAGAGTTATGCCAGTCCAGAGTGAATAGATACTTACCATTAACCTTTGTCTTGTTCCTGTCTACATAGTGCAAACTCAGATTGGTTAAGTTTGCAAACTTGGTTACTGTGATAAATGGGCTAAAAGAGTTCCATAGGACTAGGTTGTATAGGCTCTCTTGTGGTACACCAGGTGTCTTGCAGAAAGCATTGATGGGCATACGCCACCATAGCCCGCCATCTTCCATCATAAAATGAAAGAGTGGACTCCTATTCTGCACACTACTCACCCCGAATATCACGCAAGGAAAGTATTGGTCAAAGCTATCCTTCTGATTACGCAGGAAGTTACCTCTGACAAAGCAATCTATCGGCGGGATATTGGCGTTTAACTCAGGCATTTATCTTTTGATTGCTTCTTTGACCAGCTCGGTCAATAATTCAACCTTCTCCTCTAGCAAATCAATCTTGTCTTTCAGACTAGAGCCACCATTGGGACGTAGTTCATATAGGTAATGCTTGACCATCCAGCGCACAGCGCCAGCAAAACCAGCAATCACTGTCATTACAGCGACAGCCAATCCCAACCATTCTGTGGGTGTCATCTATACGCTCCGTATCGTTACTAGCAAAGTGCCTCCAAAGCCTGAGAAACGCTTATCTGTTGGTGTGCGGTTGATAAAGTCCATCTCTTCTATAAGTCCGATGAAGGACTCACCTATTCTGAAATCCTGAACGACAATGGTATCGCCAAGGTTTTCTACTGCCTCTAGTTGTTGCATACGATCCCAAGCAGAGCCTTCGTAGCCCACTTCTACGCCAAACTTATCGCTCTCGTGGTCATAGCAGAATACTGGATATTGAACCAGTCTCTGACGAGGCGTTGCTACCAAAGATTTAATCTGATAGCCGTTGAATGTTGGGCCAAGTGTTGTATCAGATGTGGACCTAGTAAAGGTAAACTTAAATCCTAGATACTCTTGAGCTGAGGCAGGATAAGGGATACCGCCCTCTGTGATGGTCTCACCCTGTGAATAGGTTCCGATATTGTATGAGGTTCCAGCAGCATCAATAGATTGCAGGCTCAAGCCACCATTGGTAGAGATGAATCTAGGAAAAAGCAACTTGAATATCTTAGGCTCTAAAGTGTTATAGCGGATATAACCAGTCTGCAGATAACCAGATGCAACCTTGACTCCGTATGACTCAATCCATACCCCATCACCTGGAACGCTGAATGCTACGCGATCTGTGCCACCAAGGAAAGCTGTAGAGTTGGTAAGAGTAGTCTCGCCAGAGGCGCATACATCCCAAGCATAGGCAAAGATTAGACTGTTAGTGACTACTGGCTGTGATAGGTCAATACGGACTAGACCTGATTCACCATCTTGCTTGGTAGATACATAAGCAAACTTATCTCTAAAGACCACATCAGTACACTCTGTCTCAAACAGCAACGGTCCATAAGATACATCACCATCAGTGCCTAAGACCCCTATTCGCACACCTTTGCTGGTGCATAGCACCGCGTAGACACCAAGGTAGGTATCGAAGGTATTGATAATCTCACCCTCTGGTAGGTCTATCACTACCGAAGGAACGTTTAAATCTGGAAAACCAAGAGCGTTAGCGTTGGTCAAATCTAAAGTAATCTTATAGATAGATGAGTTCTTGCGAAGATGACCACCTACATAGATGGCCTCTGGACCTTCTGAGATAGTGGTCCAAGTCCAGTCAGACTGTGGGTGAGTATAAAAGGCTGAAGGTAATGCGCCACCTGCAGTGTGGTTAGGATCCAATTCGTGTAATTCAGCATTTATCGCGGTGATAACACGCTGCTTGACGTATTTAATCCTAGCGTTGGTCGTAGATGCAGCATTGTAGGCTATAACACTGCTACCGCTAGTGATGTTTCCTCTATGGACTTTGGTTTGATTGACAAACCAGTATCTAGTTCCATCAGTGGTTAAGTCAAAGATAGTTGATGCAGTTCCCGCTTGGGTATAGGTAGATGAGGTAGCAGTATCGTTGCTCATCGTAATCTTCTTTAAGTCAGAGCCATCTGCTACCACTAGACAGTCATTAGTTCCATCATTAGCACCAATGATTATCGGAGTATTAGCGCTAGATAAAGCTCTGACCGTGCTGTTTAGCAGGGTAGCCTGTCCCTTGGTCCAGACATCTACACCTTTAGACTCAGTAAACTGGAAGCGTAACGACTCATCTTGTAGCGGTTCAAAATACTTGATACCAGCACCAAGGTGGAATGATGACTGTGATCGTAGCCACCAGCCCGTAAGTGTCTGCTCACCAGGCTCTCTAGTCTGGTCAATCTGTTGCTTACGATACTGAGCTGTAACCCTACGATAAGGCGTATCATCACTAGCAGCCAAGAAGAATGGCAGACCAGCAAAGGCTACATCGTATGCCTCGCTAGTTGATGAGTAACTGGTGGCCCCAGCAGGGTTGGAAAGTACATAGGGAATGCCCTCTGTAATATCATCGCCGTAGGCCACTATGTCTCCTCTAATCTAGAAATAAAAAATTGAGCCGTTTAGCAACGTGCTTAGGTGGTACTGCTCTGCACTATCTTTGGGGATTGTGATCCGATTTACGAGCTGAGTGCCTAGAGTCGCCAATCCAGCCATCGCTTTTCCGCGACCTTGTTGGATAATCATCGTCTAGCTGCTCCCGAATTTGCTGACCGGCTTTGCAAATCTTGGCCATCACTTACCTAATTTAAAGCCTTGTGGTATCGGTGCTAAGTAATCCCACTTTTGAATATAAGCTCCCAAACCATCGGAGTCATCGCGCAAAGAGATTGTGCCTTTTATTGGATCAAAATCATCTTGCGTCAATTCAGGCATCGCTTGAATTAATTGTTCATATAATGACATTTTAGCTCCTTATTCCTGCACCGTTGAATCCACTACCGCTATTCCCATTGTCAACAGCAGATGCAACAGAAAAGTTTGCATAAATTTCAACATAATCATCAGAATCTAGATAGATAATACGACTAACGATAGCATTTGCATAAGGTCTGTTATGCATATAAGTAAAAAGTTCTTCAGTTCCATTTTTATAGATTGCTACATAAACGTTGTTGCTTGTTGATGAACTAGCCGACCCCACTTGCCCAATAATCTGATAATAACCGGCAACGGTTGGAGTGAATCTACTGCTGGCAAATTTTGTATCTGTATCAAAATTTTCAGTTTCAAAAGTAATTTTTGTCCAAGTTGATGCAGAAAGATTTTGCGTTCCGGATTTATATGCGCTAAATGCTGGTAATGCTGTCGCTCCGGCTGGTGCTGCCCATACTGGCACTCCGCCTGTAACGGTTAGCACATTTCCGGTTGAACCAATTCCTAACCTTGCAGGTGTATTAGCACTTGAAGCGTAAAGCATATCGCCAGTTGTAGTTAGTGTTGTAGATTGAATGGCAGCCGTGCCATTTATTGGTATGCGTCCTGTAGCCATCTAGTTACCTCCGAGTCCTAGTGCTTTTAAGTCATCTGTAGTAAGTCCAAGTGCTGAAAGTTTGGTTAGGGCTGCGGCTCGTTTTGTTTCTTTGTCTGCTTGCGCTTCTGCCTTTGCCGTATCTACTTGTGCAAAGGCAGCCGCATATTCTTGCTCCGTAAATGGCTCACAGTCGATAAATGTAATTCCTTCGTAATCTTGCCCTGATTGACTATAACCGCCGTCAGGTCTTAAAAACATCAAGACATCAATATTGCTTGCCATTTATACTCCTATCTCCAGCGCCAAATAATTGCTTTTTGTGGATGATGCTTGATGCACAAAAATTGCTGAATTTGCCGTGCTTTGTAATCTTGACTGAATTTTGTATGTTATTGATGATGTCGTTGCTGGACTGTCCAAATAGTTAATTGGAATCAGACCATACCAAATTTGTTCGCCGCCACTTCCTGCGCCAGCAATTAATTGCAAAGAATCATTATTGGTTGAGCCGGTAGTCCACACCTCGGTTGCGCCTCTTAATAACCTAAACTGCCCAGCAACACCTGCGCTACTGGCGCGATTTAAACCTGCGGCTAAAGAAACTAAAATTAAAACTTTTGATGTGGATAATGTTGGTGTAATGGAAATCGTGCCACCTGTGTCGGTGTAAGAAGTGCTGCTAACTATTGTCTGGGTTCCATAATCAGCATAAACCACCTGCAACAGTTTTCCACCGCCGGCAGCAGCAGCCCATTTCATACCTGTGGCTTCTGTAGAATCCGCAGTCAAGACGTGACCATTAGTTCCTATGGTTCGTATAGCAGGCGTATCTGCTGCAGTAGCAGTCAGTAAGTCCCCTTTGGCATCAAAGATGGTAGGTTGGATACCACCTTCAATAGAGGGTATTCTTCCAATCGTCATATTATGAAATCTCGCTTCCGAATGCGTTGAATGAGAAGTTAGCTGTTGAGGCATAGACACTTACTACATCTGTTGCCCCAAGAGTTACACCGAGTGTCAGTGTATCTGTAGCGTTAGCAGGTAGTGATGCGTCATAGACAAGATATTGTGCGTTAGCAACAGCAGCTCCTGCAATACGTATGTAGACGCGGTAGGTTCCAGCAGTTGCTGCTCTATTGGCTACAGTTATCGTTGAGACGATTGTTTGAGTAGCCGCAGGCACGGTGTATAGATCTGCTTGCGTTGCAGCAGCAGGGGCAGACTGCCCTAGTACTTTGTAGGTTGTAGCCATTAGTTTCCTTTATCCTTTGTTTTAATCAACCGCCCATTAGCAATAAACTAGAAACGGTACCTCCAGTACCAGAATCTAACCCTGCTTCAAAGGCATTCAGATCGTCTGAGGTTAGAACGTGCTTTATGGTGGCGCCTGAGCTGTGGCTTGTAGCCGCAGATCCTGCTTCACCTCTGGTGATAGTTAGCGTATCGCCAGAAATCTCTTGTACGAAGCAAATCTCTTCGCTTGCGGTATCAGGGTCAAGAGCAACGGTGAACTGGTCTGGATAGATACCACCTACTGCTGCTCCTAGCGTCACCCCACCCATAAGTGCAGCGCCTGTTTGTGTAGCAACAGTCAGAGATGTAACAGCGCTGTTGATACCAGAGGCAAGCGTTGTCTGAACGCTAATTGAACTGAATTTTCTAGTTGCCATAGCCCTTCCTTATTTGGTGTAATGAAGCCGTATTGGATACTTGTCAGCCAACTTCAACGCTTCCTCTTGAAGTCTCTGTTGATATAAAGCAAAGATGTAACGGGATGCAGACGCACCAGAGTTGTATGGATTCTTGCTGTCATTAAGAT